GAATCATCATCTCCATAAACACTACACTCATTTACTAAATCCTGCACTGATAATAATGGCACATCTGATAACAGTGACATACATTCTGCACCTCCATTGAGTTCCTCACTACCCAAACAACCTTTCATTATTTTATTTGAATCAACAACCATCTTCCTACTTACCTCATTAAATGGATTATAGCCAATAACTCTTCTACCATGATCATTTGGTGGTACTTTTGCTATCAATGGTGGTTTATCAAAATTTTTACATAACTGACTGTGATCAGGTCTATCCCAACCCAATCCATGAACCTGATAATTTCGATACCCTTTCTTAGTGGGCAGAGTCCCTGTTAATATGGAGTTTGCTCCATACGTAAAAGATGGATAATTACCAACTAAAAGAGCTAGCATATGTTTAGGTATATTATAAATAGTTTTCAAAAACTTACACTCCTTCCTCAATGTCAATAGATCATACCAATGTGTTTCATCAATAGATCTAGCACTCGCATCCAATCGTGACGCCAGTTCTCTAGCCACTTCAAATAAATTAGCGCCATTAGGCACATTAGGTAATCCACTAACATAATCTGGTAAAATTTGTCTCTTAGCTTCATAATATTTATTTAATCTATGATTATATGAATGTAATGATCGCTCCAAAAATCTTTCATACGCATTCTCCATAACAACCTTCAACTCATCCCAGTGAATCCAATTGGACCACTTTGTATACATATCCTTGGGTGTTGCAGCCACTTGAAACAATAAATGATCATAATTTACTAAACATTCCATGGGTAAATCTTCCGCAATATGCTTACCCTTTATATATTCTGGCCATCGCTGAGTAATCAAATCTTCATTCAGTTTGGCCTTAATTAACAAGTGGCGTCTTCTCCACAAAGCTTGTTGTTTTAATACAGCTTTAACCTGAGGAAAAGCCTCATTGGAAGTTGTAAATAAGAAATATGGCTCATATAAACGATCTTTATCCTTAAGATCAGCCATAGGTGGACACAAAGGTGTCGGCGACATCACTGAAAAATATGCTGCTAATTGTGCTTCTAAAAATGCTTCAGTTTGCAATTGAAAAGCATCATCGATCCATAATACGGGTTGTTTATCACATCTACTCCAATATTTATCTGAAGGATTTAAACATAATGTTTTCTCCCCTTCAAAATCAATCTCTCCCTTACGAATTAGGAGGGTTGACATTTCCTCAACTATAAAAGATTTTCCTATCCCAGGAGCACCATCTATCCATATACCAAAAGTTTCTCTACGTACATTACCATTCTTCCCATTCATAACACAAGATGAATGCAATTTATTAATTGCAGACAATTGTCTAGATAATACAGCGTTATTCACGGTATTTGATGTTTTAGTTATAACACTCTTAGCTATTAGTTCACCTATCATATGTGCCAAATACACTCTATCACTCAAATAAGTATCACCCAATATACGAGACAGCATTCCAGGACTTGTTAAATAAGAAACCTCATTGCACCACGTTTTTATAAATGTACCATTATATACCATCATTGACTCTGGATCTTTATCCTGTAAATTGCGCCAAAAACACAATTTCTCAAAAATCTTCTTAATAACATCCAAATGCAATTT